TTTCTTTCGTTGGATTTCTTTATTTTGGCGGCGATGGTTTGTTCGTCGTCTCCTTCCTTGATGTCGGCGTCCGGGAATTGGTATCTTAACGAGCGAAGTTCATCGGCTTTTTCTTTTTCTTCGGCTTTCAATCTGTCCAGCTGGGTACCGATTTCCTGCTGGGAAGCCGTATAGCCTTGCATTGTGGCTCCATAAACCTTCGAGGTGTCAACTCCTCTTTTTTGTTCCACCCAGCCCATAATGTCCCGGAAAGTCCCGCCGGAAACTTTGGTCGGATCGAATTGCTTGGAAAGCTGGTTTGTTTCCGCTTGCTGGCGGTCGTTGTAGGCCATTCTAGCCACGGTCTGCATCACCGCCGAAAAAGCCTGCGTCATCCCGGGGTGATAGCTTGATTGCAAGGTTTGGATGTCTTGCTTGTTGTCTCCCGTAAGCTGGGGAGTGTTTGGATATTTTAGGGTGTCAATTAAGACACTACTTGTGTCTGCCATTTTATTTGAAGTTAATATTGAAGCGAACTTTGTGTGAGCTCATCATAAAGAGCCTGTTGTCTTGCCGCAACGTCTTTGACCTTGTCTTCGTAAATCGTTCCGGTTACTGGAGCTTCAGTCGTTCCGAGAGGCTTGTAGCCTTCTAATTGCGAGACGCCTTCTGTTCCTAGATAGCTTTCAGCCTGCCGTCCGGTCGCGAGGATTGATTCTTCGTACTGCCTTTTGGCTTCGGCCAGTTCCTGCTGGGCGGCGATGTTTCCGCTTGAGACTTCGCGTTCAAGGTCGGCGATTTGTTTTTGGTACTGGCGTTTGGTACTTTCCACCATTCCGGTCTGGTATTCGGCCAGTTGTTCTTCGGCCAGTTTTCGTTTGGTTGAGAAAGTGAGTCCCAGATTAGCCGAGCTTGAAATAATTGAATCCCGGTTTTTCTTATAGGACAAAGCCAGATTGGACAGTTCCTGCTGCTGTTCGAGGGAGAAAAACTCCTTGTTGGCCGCCAGTGATTCGTTGAGTTCCTGTATTCTCTGGGTCTGGCGGGTCACAATGTCGTTATAATCTCCTTTGGCCGCCGCGAAAGTGTTCAGGAGCTCATCTTGGGCGATTCTGATTATATTCGCCCAGTAGGGATCGGCTTGTTGAACCGCCTTGTCATAAGCCTCCGAAAGTGCTTTGGCTTTGGTTTCGTCGTTCTGTTTCTGGATGTTGTAGGTATAAACGGCGATTTGCTTCAGGTCATCCGGAAGAGCCATAAAGTTCGGATCGTTCTTGAGAGCGTCCGGTATTCCGGTATAGTCTATTTGGATTGGGGCTGGGCCGGACGACGCGGGTGCTGGGGCGGGAGTTGCCGCCGCCGCCGCATCGTTGGCTTTCTGGATGTTCCAGTTGTTCATCACGATATTGTATTCGCTGTCGCTGACAGAATCCCCAAAAGTCTGCTGGGACAAATACCAATCTGGAACACCTGCGTTTTTTAAGTCTTGAAGTCTGTTTGCCATAATTTTACATAAATGCTAAAAATGCTCCGCCTGATGGTACCAACTGCAACTCTATTCTTCTTAGTCCAATATAGGCAGAGTTTCCCCAGTTGGTTGCGATCTTGATGGCGTAATACCGATAAGGCGTTGTATTGGCGACGGTGATGTATTTTGGGTCTGCGGAGTTCGCCGCCGCGTGTTGGTCAAATTGCAAAGCCCCGCCGATTTGCGTCCAGTTTGTATCAGTTCCATAGGTAAGTTCAGCAAAAGCAGCGGCCTCATTGGAACCCCAGAGAGTAAAGGCTTTTGCTCCACAATCACTGTAGGCCCCACTATCGTGGGCATTCTCGTAATAGATTTTGGTGATGGCTTTAGCCGAACCTAAATCAATATGGAATCTCTGATTAATGCCACCGGATGCTCCACTTAGCCAACTGTTATCACTCCAGGAACCGATTAGTGATAATAATGGATCAGTCGCAAAATAAGGCCAAAAATTAGTCGAGTATTTGCTCGTCGCTTTTACATAGGTATCATTTTGCGCTGGGGGATATTGTGAAACGTATGCCATATTATGCCTCTTGCGCCGCTGCTACCAAATCCCATTTGGTGTCAGTGTCGTTAAAAATAAATCCCAAATAAAGGGTTTTTCCCAAAACCGTTGTCGTGGGAAGAGCTGTCCCAACCGCCCGATAGATGGCATTCCACCCCAAAGCTCTCGCTGTTCCATTGTCTTTTATTCTGATGATGAGAGTTTGACCCTGAGTCGGTGTCCCTGTTGGAGCGCCAAATGTCGCTGCGCCAGCCAAGGCGGTAAGAATAAACATATCAACATCGTCCGATGTAGGTGTTGGAGTTGAAGCAGAGGCTGTTGACGCCACTCTTTTAGTGATTCGTTTGTCAGTGAGAGTCTGGGTGTTCGTTGTCCCGACTACCGCGCCTGTCGCGCTGTGAGCTTCGGTGGCGTTCATGTGGTAATCAACTGAAGTCGCCACTGCGCTGTCATCCACGCCGACTTTTGCTTCAAGAGCCTCGACCGCGTCTTGAAGGTCGTTTATGTCGGCCGCTTTGGGATAGTCCACTCCGTCGGCCACATTGGATAATTCGTCTAAATTTTCTGGGTATTCAACTGCCATAGTTTTAATTTAATTATGATGGTGAAATACTTGGAGAAATTGAGGGACTGATTGAAGGCGAAAACGAAGATTCTGCTTCCTGCGCCCCGACTGATTCCCAGCCTCCCGGAGTTCCCGCCACGGTGCAAATTTTCAAACTTCCTTCCACCACGCAGAGGTCTCCCACTTCCGCCGCTCCGGATGGATAGTCGTTTCTGTTTACAAGGTGAATGTCCCCCACTTCCTGCTCGGCGTTTATATAAATAGGAACCTTATAAGTCGAGTTATTTATATACCCCAAAACACCTGTTCCGTATTTTCTTTCCGCGTCCCCATAGAGATAATCAGAATCCCCATAAGTAGCCGCAGTCGTTCCGCTCAAAAGCTGGATTCCCTCGGAGGTTATTTCCGTTCTCTGGCCTGATTCGGCGGTCTTGATGGTCGTTCCGATAAGCGTAGTACCGGTGATTTGCGATCCAGTAATAGAGCAGGAGTTTATCTGCGAAGCGGTTATGATTCCCGTGAAATAAGCGTCCCCGGCGTTAGAAATTCTCACGTTTCCTTCTCCCAAAGTCTGATTGGCTTCGCAGGCGTAGAATCCAGAATTGTTGATGAGAACCCCCGCCGAGTTCGCGGTTCCGTCCCCGACTGTTTCCGATGTCCTTAAAACCGCATTGGTGTTGATTTCAAAGGTCGTGTTTTCAATCGTTCCCGACGCGAAGCTGGGATTGGAACCATCCGAAGGAAGGTTAACCACCACTCCCAGAACCGAGTCATATACCTTGATTCCGTCCGCGTCCAGAAGAACCCCGTTTGAACCAGACCCGACCGTTTCGGCTGTTCGGATGTTAGGCGTTCCAGTACCGTCGTAGTAGAGTCCGTCATCGTCAACCACCCACCCCCCGATGAGTCCGGTCGTGGCGTATAAGGAACCCCGAATCGTCGCCGAATTAGCTTCTAGGTTTCCAACCGCGTCAAACTTCCAGCCATTCACTCCCGATGAGAAATTGGAACTTTGAAGGTACCCTTTTACTATATTAAAATTGCTGGTGAGTTCTCCCGACTGAATGGAGCTGGCTGAAGTTCCTCCCGTAAAAACATTGGTCGCAGCCGGAGTTTCTGAATCTTCCGGAAATTCATAGTCTTCCAGTATGGGAGTCCGCACCAGAACACGGTCGTAGCCGAGGTCATCTGTTGTCCACTTATTTGACATTGAGATTTACGTTAATTGAGTTTTCCGGAAACTCGAATCCCTGAATCTTTACCTGTCCGGTGATGGCTGTTCCGGTGAATTTTAGCTGAAACCAGTTTCCGCGCGCTTTGAATTTGTCTATTTCTTCCACGTCGTTGGTGATGTTTCCCAGAGACTTCCAGTCCTTGTCTTGGTCTGAATTAGCCCGATACATTGCCTGACCAGTTCTGATGTTTTGTGAAAAGAAATTGAGCGCGGAAAGCTCCTTGAGTCTTCCTCTTATTCCGAAATCAATCTCCTGCGTTTCCAAAGACCAAGTTATCGGCTGGCCAGAATAGTCGGTGTTTCCGTAGTTTAATTGGATGGCCTGCCCGTCTTTGTCTCCGGCCGCGATGACTTCCGTCGTTCCGATATAATTCGTGAAACAAGTGAAATCGTGATAGTAGGAATAAACATCCCAAGTGTTCGAGTCGAGATTCCACTTGAACATTATGTTTGTGTAGGTGTTGAGATTCAAAGTGACATCCCCAACATAGAAATAGGCGTTCTGTTCGTCGCAGTACGAAGCAATAGCGGTGTAATCTGATATGTTGTCCCACAAATCTTGAATCGGTTTGGAAATTCTTTTCGGATACCCCCCGTTGGTGAGCCAGACGCCTTTTTCGTTGGCGAAGAAAACCATTCCTCTACCTCTGCAGACTGCTTCCTGCGAGGGAGTTCCGATATGAACCAAGTCTTCCGGATAGGTTGAGTTTCCATCCCATCTTTTCAAACTTCTTTCCTTGAAGATCAGAAGGTACCCGGGAACTTTTTCAAGAGCCGTGATGTCTCCGCCCCCGTCTTCTTGTTCAATCTCAATCTGTCCGTTGTCAGTTGTCCAGCTTACAGTCCTCGCGTCCGGATCAGCCACGCCTGAATAATAGAGAACATTCGGGGTCGAAGAAACTCCTGCCGTATAAACTTGGTCTTTCCATTCAATCACCACAGTTCCCAAAGGCATATTGTCCTCGTCAAACGCCCCCCCCGAAGTCACCCATGCGCTTCCGTTGTAGGATTTGGCGGCGTCGGTTCCATTTACTCTGACAGTCGAGTTGAGGTAGGTGCAGAATCTTGTTTTGAGAGTCTTGGTGTCATCTTCAAGAGATTTAGACCCGTCCGACATATCGTAGATGTCGTTGTTTGTTCCGTCCGAGAAAACTCCGAATAGGATATGATTGGTGGCGATGGTGTCCCGATGATAGTGAATCCCGTAGCAAGTCGCGTTGTCCACCGCTTGAGTCCCGATAATGTTAGTCCCTTTCCGGGAAACCAAAGACCCGACTTCGGAATCAGAATCCAAGTTGAGAGCTAGTTTAGCCGAGTTTTGGGGGACGATTGAGCTTTGTACCGTTCTGACGTTGGCTCTTGACCAATCCCTGAACGATACCAGTTTGTCTATTTTCATGATTTGTCAAAATCAATGTTATTTAATCTTCCGTAATCTATGGTGTTGATAAACGGCTTCATACGATACTTTTGCCCGCTGGATTCCCTTCTGAT